GCCGAACTCTCCGCATTACCCAGAATAAGATCACGGCGGACCCGTTCATTCCTGCGAACAATGTTCGCATCAATGGTACGGTTTACATCGTGACCGACTTCCCGGTAGCGGGCTTCACCGTGGCCGAACAGGCCGCGCTGGCTGGTGGTCTGTGCACGTACGCAAGTGCGAGCACTAACGCCAACCTTGTGAAGCTCTTGGGCGGAGAGAACTGACGCGCAGCTAAATCGCTGCGTAGGGGGGGATTCTCTCACGTTTGTGAGAGAGTCCCTACCACCTGGGAATCATAGCTGAGGATAGCCACCTTAACATCATGTTAGGGGACTATGAAAAGCCTGATCCCGTTCCTTCAGTGTGTGCTCGATGATATGAGCACATGGTGTCACACGAGTACCACTAACGATCTCAAAACGATCGTTAGTCGTGTTGAACACGAGGGGGAATCGTTTTTAACGATTACCCTGTCTGATTTTGGTAAAGACTTCCAAAAAAGTCTCGACCAAGGTTACGTCGGTCCCAGCCAATTCGAGAGTTTCTCTCGTCTTGGAGGTCTCCCCCGATTCCTCGGAGGTTTCCTGGACCTCGTGTTCGACCGGTCTTCCGGTAGGTTGCTCAACAATCCGGACGTTACGGCTATCTGGGCCATCCGACAGATTACTCTGTTGTTTGGCAAGATGAAGAGACCCTGCAGTGATGCGAGGACTCAAGCCGCAATGGACCGCTTTGTTGAGTGTGAGTACGAAGTCAGATCCTCAGATGCACTCTTGTCCGAACAGGACAAGAGTGATTTTAAGAGGATCGGTCGCATGCTCTGGTCTGATCTCTTTACTTATGTAGACGCTCGCGTCTACAATGGAGAAATCATTCCAAATCATGGACCCGGGGCCACGGCTGATAAGCTCCGCGGAAACGCGAAGTGGAATCAGACCGATTGGCCAAATCGCCTGGAATCTGTATTCTCCTTTGGAGAACATATATTCCCATCGTGGAGCTATGCTCTCGATGATATGGCGAGCGTGAACTTCGTCGAACCTGGTCAGGAGCGACCTGTAAAGGTCACCCCTGTTCCTAAAACGCTGAAAACTCCAAGGATTATCGCGATTGAGCCCACTGCTATGCAATACATGCAGCAAGGACTCAAGAACGATATTTCCTCTTTCGTCGAAAGGGATGACATCCTCTCGCGATTGATCAGCA